ATCGTTTAATTATCCCACAGCCCACAGATTCTATTTATACTGTGCTAATGAGTAACTTGCTTTCGACTGATGTGTTCACTCCTTCAGACGCGCAATTTAGAATCAATCGAGGAACAGCAAATGGGCAAATAATTGGATACATACCTTATCAAGAAGATCAGTTGATCGTGTTTACAAGGTCATCCATCCATATGATAAATAATATTGCGACAGTAAGCGCAGCTAATACTTACGAGATAACAAGACAGCATGGATGTGTGGCACGTAAATCAATTGCACAGTCTGGCCCACAAACATTCTTCCTATCTGACAACGGGGTCATCGTCTTGTCACCAGGTACAGATCCAGCCAAGGGACTTGGAGTAGCTATTAGTAAAGTTAGTGGTGAAACCATACCCATGACCAGACCGATACAAGATCAATTCGATGAGGTTAACTTTGCAGCAGCAGATAAATCATGCGGAATCGTGTATGACAATGCTTACTATCTTGCAGTCCCAACAGGTAGTTCGACAGTACCAAACAAAATTTTCATATTTAACCTGCTCACATCTACCTGGACAAGTGTTGATTCCTATCCGGCAATGTCAGGCAGTCTAGCATTTCATGTGGATGATTGGGTAATCTGCTCCCACGGATCTGCACCGACAAGACGCAGATTATTCGCATGTAATGACACCGGGTTTTACCTCATGGAAGAAAACTCCATAGATGATTCTGGTCGCAAGATAGGAAGTACATCCGAGTCAGGCACAACTGCAATTGCAGGTAAACTTATTTCACGTTCCTTTACATTTGGAGACACTAGCGTGAAGAGTTGGAGACGTGGACAGGTAGCTGCAAAGACAGTCAATAACGATGCGTTTAACATCAAGGTCAACACACTAGACCCAGATGCAAGCAACACAGTATTGAGTCACACAGCAGACGGCACAGAAGAAGCACTCTTCCGCTTTGGTACGGGTCGTACCCGTGGGTATGGCGCAAACATAGAAATCAATGTCACAAGTGGCAGACCGAGCTTTAGACATCTTGCATTAGAAGCAATTGGGGTTGGGGCAAATGCAAGAAGGGAAGTTGCATAGATGGCAATTACTGCAACAGTTACCCGTGGATTTACATTTGCCACAGGCGTTTCCGTGGATGCTGCGTCACTTAATCAACTTGGTGAACCAACTGTTACCATAAACGAGGGAAATGTAAACATTACAGGAGGCACGATTAGTGGTCTATCCTCACCCATTGCGATTGCAGATGGAGGCACAGGAAGTGCCAATGCAGGGGCAGCAAGGACTGCACTTGGTGTGGGTACATTAGGCACACAGGCAAGCAATGCTATTGCAGTTACAGGTGGCACAATCTCAGGCACAATAATGACATTAAAATCATACGCAGTGAGTGGTGTGCCATCCGCTAGTCCAGCCGGGCAAATGATATACGTAACTGATGGAAACGCAGGTGCAGCAACAGTCGCAGTAAGCGATGGATCTGCATGGAAAGTGGTCGCATTAGGAGCGACAATTAGTACATGAATATTTTGGAACGAGCTAAAGAGTTTTACGAGCAAATCAATGGTGATATGTTCAAGGATATTGCATCGTATTCAGCATACGGATACGTGTTCATTACTCCGCAAACTTTATTGCTTGGTAAAGCAGTAAGATCAGATTCGGATAAACATCCAGATGAACAATGGGGTGTGGTTGGCCCGGACGCATGGTATGTCAGAACAGCAATAGGAGATGATGCAATATCCGAGTTCATTAACCGCATACCCTATCCACTATCTTTTGTTGGATGGATGAGGCATTTAAAAAAACAACCAATAAAATGGTACGACTTTAATCGAATTAATCGGAGGAAATAAAAATGGGTGGAGATACAAATATTAGTCAACCAGCACAGCCAAGTTATGGCGAAGGACTTTCAGAAGCACTTCAGGCACAGGTAGGATTACTTACAGGTACAGGTGACTTTGCAGACACAGGTTCACTTGAATCTTTGCTTCCACTCGAAGAATCGATTCGTAGGAAAACTGCACAGGCAGACACGGATATACTTAGGAGGACTTTGCTAGGTGGTGAGGAAGGTGGACAAACACAAGAAGTCACATACGATGATCAAGGTCGTGCAATATCTGGATACACAGAACCAGGGGAAGCAAAGATTCGTACAGTTATTGAAGACTCAGATGGGAATGTAATTCCAAATGCTGGCGATCCCAATGTGGTTTCTGATGCACAGCGTGTAAGAGTTGAGTTCGTGGATGCTAATGGAAATGTAATCGATCAATCTGATGATTTGCCTATTACATCAGAGACACTAGACAAATTTTCAGATGGGAGATTGGTCGATGGTCCATTACAGATCAGACTTTCATCAACACTCACCAATTTAACAGATCAGTTGATATCGAACTTGGAAAATAATCCTGACTTTGATCAAGAAACCTTAGACAAAATAAAAACTGAAAGGTCATCAATACCCGGATTTGATCAAAAAACAATGATGGGGTCTGAAGGATTTGACGGTTATGGTTTAAATAAAAACCAAAACTCTTACGCAATAACTGATGCACAACCAATCTTTGCCAAGGACACAGAAGGTAATGTAATTACTGATGTATCTAAAGCAGGCACAACAGAGACTACCACACTACCTACTTTTCGCAGTGGTGATGGCATGGTTGATATACTAGGTGACTCACGTGGTGTGCAGGAAACTGTGGCAAGACCAGACTACGAGCAATATGTGCGGAATAATCCTGAATACATGGCAGAGGTTGCACGTGACAATGCAAAGCGTGAGCAACAAGGGTTACCTACTAGATCATTAGCAGAGTGGGGAGAAGCTCATTACGCTAGAGAAGGAGAAGCGAAGGGTGATACTCTTCCAACTAGCTACGAGCAATCTGACACAGGCAGGCAGGCTGGATTTGCATCCGCAGAAGAGGGTGGTGGATTTCTTGGTTTATCTGCATTCACTGAAGACCTAGCAGCAGGCAACTTGTCCCGTCAACGGGAGCGTGACCTTCTTGATGTTGCCCGGTTATCAGGCACATACCAGGATATCATGGAGGATTACAAGCCTGGCACACAGGAAGCACTTGCAGATGCTAAAGAAGTACTTGCGTCACAAAAAGATAATTTAACGGGAGCAGGGGCAATTGATATTCCAAAGGATTCAACGTTTGCAAGTATGGGGAATGTCAAGGTGGCAGACCCAAACAAATTAAGTGCAAGCACTGCATTTAACAGGCAGCTTGGATTGGAAGATGGAACATTACGATCTGATATACTAAGCGATGCACAGACTGCACTTGGGCAAGGTCTGACATCAAGGGAACAAGACGCAATATCAGAAGCATTTAAAGCAAGATCCACAATGATGGGTCGTACCTTTGATCAATCTGCTGGTATCGCAGAAGCGGAGGCACGGGTTGCTGAAGACAACGCACGCAGAATGCAGAACCGAGCATTTGCACAGTCCGTGCTTGGTCAGGAAGCTGGATTGCAACAGGGTGACATCACTCGTGGCATGGGGCAGGAAGCACAGCAAGCACAATTACAACAACAAGTTAACATGACGCAGGCAGATGTGGACATGCGTGCTGCACTTGCGAATCAAGCACAACAGCAACAAGCTGGTCAGTTCCAACAGGCAACCACCGCAGATGCCCAGCGATTAAACGAACAACTAAAACAGTCAGGTACACTTGGATATATCGATGCCGCAACCCGTCTTGCAGCACTTGAAGATCAATCAACACTTGATCCATTTCAAGCAGTGCTTGGACGTGGTGGAGGACAGAGCTTACAAGCCGGGCAATCTGTGTTTGGACAAGCTGGATATGGATTAAACTCCGGGCCACAATACTTGAACCCAGAGGCTGGGTTAGGATACATACAGAATCAAGCAGCTAATGCCGCTTCGATGTATAATGCACAGGTTGGTGCGGAAGCAGCAAAGACTGCCGGGTTGTACAGCGGACTTGGTTCACTTGGTGGTGGGTTGCTAGGGAACGCAGGGTTATTTGGCAATTGATAAAATAAGGAGATAAATATTATGGCAAAACCATTCTTTTCAGGAGATTACGGATCAGCGCTGGCACGGGTCGATACTCGACCCATTGTTGAAGCTGGGCGTGCGCAAGGGCAAATGTTTGCAAATTTAGGTTCTCAGATTGGAGGCATGATTAAGCAATATGGGCTTAATAAGGAGAAGCGCCAGAAAGAAGAAGATACTGCAATGGGCAACTTAGCCAACTTTAGTCCAGAAGATTTACTTGCACTTGAAACAACAAATCCAAAACTTGGTAAAGCAGTCCAAAATTTAATTGATGGAGTAGGTGGTAAGAGAGATGTAGATATAATTAATGCTGGATCTGCTCCATTTGTTGCAGCGAAAGCTAGGGAAAGAGACGCAAGGTTGCAAGACGCTAC